CGGGAATCCAAATAAGCGTAGAGTTCCGTCTCTAAACAAGTTGGGGTTTTTGTTCCCGACTTAGACATCGCTTTCTTTATTCTCATGCACACATGTTCTTCTGACTCTTTGTATCCAAGTCTTGGGTGTGTCCCGCCGGAATTTACATGTTGAGGAATGAACCTTCTGTACCTATAATGAGTATCGGGATTCATAACAAATCCCCCACAACCACACTTACAATCGCACTCTACCGAATAAAATGCTGGTTGAGTCTTCTTATTACTGGATTGGCAATGCCTACTACAAAATTGCTGTGTTACTGTTTTTGGAGTAAACTCCTTTTTACACAGTTCACAATTAATACCATTTAGTTTTATTTTCATTCTCGTCCTTATGTAATAGGGATGGATACTAGAAGGAACTAATACCCACCCCCGATTACCGAAAATATGTTACCTTATATACTAAGGCATTGACCCCGAATAAACTGTCAACGATCCCATAACAGACTTGAAATTAAACGTCTGTGTTGCATTGCTATTTACGTTGGAAGTATATGAGTCTCCGACTATGGTAATGTCAGAGATATAAACGGTCTTCAATACTGTGATTGCCCCATCAGTATCGCACGGGTCTCCAAGTTCAATCTTTAATGCCAAACCTGATACTGTGCATTCATCTCCCGGCCCCCACTCTACTGTTCCACCGCTGCCAGCTATAATACCGTCAGTTAGTAATGAAATAAGATCATTATCGGTGTCTAGAACGGTTATCGTCCCTTCAACAGTAGGAACTTGCTTTTGATACCCAACAACTACCCTAGTTCCAAGCTCTTTTACTGGTGTGGTATTCAAGTTACCATTAATTGATACCGATTGAACTCTTGCTATGCCATTAGCAGCAATGGATACATCAACATCTCTACCCTTGATCGCAACTGGAAGAGATGCGTCTCCAACATCTGACCAATTAAGGCCGGCTGGGTTTGCGTGGTACACTACCAGCACCTGTGACGTTCTTGAATCGCCGGTTGTCAGCGTGGTGCCAACAAGCCGGTACTCTCCGGTAGCAGGGGCTCCAGTTACTTCTAATAGATAGTCACCATCTAGTGTAACTGTAATAGCATAGTTACCGCTCTTAAGCTGTATCGGTGTTTGCGATACTGTGAATGATGTGGTACCGGTGGTAAATTTATCAACCACCACATCATACTTAAGGTAGCGTCTTTCTGAGCCAATAGCTGTATAATCTTCTTTAGATTCACCATCAACCGTGTAGTCAAATTTAAAATCTCTAATTTGAAGGCGTCTACCACTTATTGATTTAACATAATCAGCCACATCGGCATCTTTAACATACATTACTGCGTCAATCTCACCAAGATTGGAGATGTCAACTCCGGCTCCTGGGTATGCCGCCGGATTGGTTCCGGTTAGCGCAGCAAAGATCTTTATACCAACATCAAAAGCACTAAATGAAAGTGTGACTTCTGGAGTGTCTTTAACTTCTCCCACATGTAATGGATTCCCCAATTCATCCACAGTAGTGGATGGTTGCGTTGAGGATAGTGATAGGCTTTGAACTCTCGATGCCACAAACGCATCTCTTGGGCCCACTATCTTCAGTTGTAATTCTTTACTTGGCACGGCTAAACGTTTTGCCATAATTTAAACCTCCGTTTGTTGTAGATCGTAGTCTACACCTTATTATTCTGAGTTACTATAGAAATGGTGGCCCTATAATATAACTTACCTACCACATCTGCGTTAATTTTAATTGGATTATATGACTTTGATAGCACTTGTAAGTGCCCTATCTTAGTTGGTGACACTTCTGGAGGAAAACCTTCATCATAATTATACACCGGAACACCGTCTTTGAGTACATCCAACAACCTATATCCAAACTCATCTCTTTGTGACTTATTCTTGGCATATATATCTATATACCAGTTTCTTACTCTTAAACCAACCCTGTTACTCATCTCAAACTCAACTACATCTACCTTTCCCGCCTCTATAGCTATTGTAGGTATGGTTAGAGGGCCGTCCGGAAAACCGTCTTCGACCCTTATCATTGACTCTGGAAATGCCCACCTTACAAAATAATACACGCTAAGGTCTTCGATTCTCTCTATATACACTATACTCTCCTAATCATAGCCTGAAAGCAATGCTATAAACTTCCTAGTTCTTATCCTTATGCCATCGCCAACAACTACCCTGGTAGTAAACATATCGCCACTTTTTATTCTACTGGCGGCTACTAAAACCTTGCTTGCATTTAGCTGTCCAACTGTAACCCCAATCTCCGATGCTATGTTTAAAAGCAAGTCAGAATCTGCGCTCATTCTATCTATCTCTCTTTGAAGTTTATCTAGAATAATGTTGGCGTCTTCTATAGATGCGTATAAACCATTTTCTACACCGATGCTGCGCTCCTTTAGCTTTCTAAAGGTGCTGACGAATAGCCTTCTTATCTTTTCCTCTGTGTTTTGCACAAAATGATGTCCACCTCTGCTAGGAAAAGGTGTGCCGCCAATACTTGAGGACATACTTACATTTTTGCTACCATCATTAAGTAAGCTCCAAAATGGGGCTGGACTAGCAGATATAGCAAGCCTGAGATTTATAGTTTTTGCATATATGCCATCTTTATGCGGATATACCTTCTTTCTCCAAAAGTCCGAAGCTTTTACCGCGTCTCGTGAATCTGAATCTTTAACACCTAAAGTGGCTCTAGCTCCTTGAACGGCCTCAGCGTAGTCATCAATGCTTCCAGCCACCTCATTCATCGCTAGACTTACCGTTATACTTCTGTTCCATCCAGTTCCAACAGCGGTCACTTTATACAAGTCTTTATTTTTAGCCACATCCAGAAGTGGCCCTAAGAATGCTATATAAGCATACTCTGGGGCCTTGGTCACCGCATCCTTAATTTCATCCGCTAATATTGACGGTGCCTCGCTCAAAGTAGATTCCAGTGCCACTGCGTAATCCAAGTCTGGCTGCGTCTTTCTAATGTTTGTAATGGCTTTCCTTACATTACTAATAGCTTCAAATACGGACTTTTTTGCTACTACAGCATCATTTAGGCTAGTCTTAGCGGCCTTAGCGTCTGAAATAGTTTTACTAAGGATTTGTAATGCGTCTTCCATACTGTTTTAGCTCCTATTTACCATCCATACATTAGAAATATATTAAATAAATAAGGCTAAGGAATCATATACTCTATATCACCAAATATATCTCTCATTATGGAACGGGTATAGCCATTTACTTCATCCAAAACAAACTTCCTAAGCTCATCATATTCAGATGAGTTTCTATCTAGGTGCTTCTCAAGCTCTTGCAATATTTTTGCTTGTATCTTTTTGTTTCGCTTACCTACCTGTCCTATAACAGATAGAATGTCTACTTCCTGAATAGCCTTAGTTTGTGTCATCCTCATTACTCCTTTCTTTGAAATCTAGAATTATCCTATTTATGGATGGTATACCAAGAAGTGTTACTTTCTGAATATCCGCTTGCTTTCCATCTACAACCATGTACTCAGTGCTATTTACAATATCCATATATGGTCCTGAGTACATTATCTTTACCGTACCATCGCCAATAAACACGTAGCCACCAGAATGAAATTCGCTCTGATCTGCATACTTCCAAGTTACATGCGCCTTTAAATAGTTGCTTGACCATGTAGGTATCCACCACACACCGCTGCAAACTGGACAAAATGAGTTTGTAGATGTGTTAGTAATTGGGTCTAGGCTGTCTCCAGAGTACGAACACCCTGATAGTGTTGATGTGTAGAAGGTGACATCTCTTCCAACAGCATCTATTATATCTTCAATTACATCCCTAGTGTTGGCCGGAAAGACTATGTTCATTGCTTAATAGTACCTCTGAGAATAGCTTATCCCAAGTGTCACTTATATTTTTCCATGAGTACTTAGGGTCTGCAAATTTACTTATTGACTTGTCAGATAGTTCCTTATACAGCGCCTTATCGCTATATATCAGCTCCATTTTTGATGCCAGACCTTCTGGAGAGATTAATTTACCTATGGTCATGCTATTATCAAAAGTGAAGTCAGTTACAGATGGCACCAATAAACCGCACCCTGAATATATTTCCGAGCAGGCGCTATGGTCTGGCACTATTTGTGGCGCCCCAGTCATGGCGTGCTCTATGTTAGGAAGCCCCCATCCCTCGCCCATGCTTGAGTTTAGTCCCACATCTGCTGAATTATATATATCATTAAGCGCGCTGTCGGGAATA